TGAACCCACGAAAGTCGAAAAGACGAAAGTGCGTGTTTTTGAAGCCGCACCTTTAGTTCTTCAGATTGTGATTCGCGAGTATTTCCTTCCTCTCGCACGGTTGCTCTCCTTGTTTCCACTTATCTCTGAGTGTGCTGTTGGCATCAATGCAATGGGTCCTGAGTGGCATGCATTGCAAGAAGAGATTAAGAAGTATGGCATCGAGCGTATCGTTGCTGGCGATTATGCCAAATACGATTTGCGTATGAGTGCAAAGCTTACTTCTGCCGCATTCAAGGTGCTTATCATTTTTGCGGGCAAGGTTGGTTATACTAACGCCGAGCTCGAAATGATGGAAGCAGTCGCCACTGAAGTTTGTTATCCTATGGTTGCGTACAACGGAGACGTTGTTATGTTCCAAGGTTCGAACCCCTCTGGCCAAAACCTGACGGTCTACATCAACTCCATTGTCAATTCTTTATTGAATCGAATTGGTTTCCGTATTATTTATCCAAATTTCACGGGAACGTTCAAGCAAGCCATTGCTTTGATCACATATGGAGACGATTTCAAGTCTTCTGCCAACAAGAAATTCCCCGAATTTCACCACATGACTCTGGCTGATGCTCTAGCTACTATTGATATGCGCATCACAATGCCAGATAAGGAAGCGATTCCGGTACCTTTCCTCCACGATGAACGGTGTGACTTCTTGAAGAGGCACAACCGCTTGCATGAGGTTGGGTATTACCTTGGGGCACTTGATGAAAATTCTATTCTCAAGTCACTGAAAGCCGTTTTGAAATCTAAGCATGTCACAGTACATGAACAAAGTGCTCAGAACATTGACGGTGCACTTCGGGAGTGGTTTTTGCATGGCCGAGAGAAGTATGAGGAACGACGCGAACAGATGAAACGTGTCGCTGAATCTGAGGACATTTCTCATATGTGCCAAATGCTCAATAAGACTTTCGATGATTGTCTTGAAGTCTGGAAGAAGAAGTATGATCCTAATTCACTCACTTCCGACTTCGACTTCTTCTTTGTTGAGGAAGAAGAAGAAGAAATTGTCTATGAGCCCCACTCTGGCGAGGAGTGTGTTGAAAAAGTAGTTGTTGATGTTGAAAACATGCTTCAGATTGAACATATCTGCAAGGATGGTCAGCTATACTACTGGTTTTCCCAACTTCCTGGCCCCATGCCACCCACTGATTACCTCAAGCTGTGGCAATGGTGGTACCAATATTTTATCGTTCCGATTGGTTTTGGTAT